TTTCTAATCCTAATCTAGATGTAATAGATAAAATTCCTTCATTAATATGTTTAATTCTTGTGCCTATTTCAGATACATATTGTACATCCTTTTTATAAAAACTGTATGTTTTTGCTAGGTCAGTAACAATATCTAATTCGGCTCTAAAATTAGTAATAGAAGTAATTAGGTTTTCTTCAATTTTTTTTGTTTCTTTCTCTAATTCTGCGAATTCTTTAGCAAACCCTTTTAATTTTTTTTCAGAGTCTCCGGTATCTGTAATATCAGCCATTTAAATACGTTTAAATATAAATATAAAGAGTCACTATTTTTTAGTGACTCCTTTAATTACAAAATCAGGTATATCTACTTTTGGCTTTGCTAGGTCATCCATACTCATGGAAGTTCCGTTGCCTCTAGCCTTTTCTACTTCTTCGTTATGCTTTTTATTTATATCAGATATTTTCTTTATGTTTATTAATCTATAGGCAACAGGCATATTGTATGCTTCTGTGTATGTAATTCCCCCCTTGGAGTTCATACATAACCACAGAATATCATCAAACATTATACTCCTATACTCTGAAGTCAGGCCAAAAAAAGTCAACCGTCATAGGCAAAGTGAGGCCCTCCACAACCTCGCCATTGTTCAAAGTAAAATCAAACTTCATTTCTACGTCTGGGCTTACAGAGTAGATGTACTTTCTGAGACTTTGAGAATCTACCATAGGCATGGATTTAACAAAATCTCGAATAGATTTAGTATCTCTACTACCTTCTACAGAAGTAATATAATGAGCTAATCTTACGGTTATCTCGGAAGACATATTCTTATTTACCTTTTGGAGAGCTTTTATTTCCTTTTCAATATCTGTTTCGTCTTTGTGGGTAAGCACTTTAAACGTAACAGTTTTTTTAGACATAGGAAGTTTATATTCAAACTCATTAACTCCCTTTGTGTATAAGTCCCAATCGACTTCTTTATTCTTAAGGTCTCCTAAATCTACGGTAACCTCCTCAGATTGGTTTGTAGAAGGATTAGTGTACTTAAAAGTGTATTTAGGACCGTATGCCAGGATCCTAGAAGCTACCAAGATAGCGTTCTTATCACCAGCTACTAAATCGTCATAGTTAATTTTAGTAGCTATAATAGCTTGAAGAAACCTATCAAGAACAACACCCTGCTGAATGTAGTTCTTATTGGTTAGAATGTCTTCATGATATGCCGTAGGCATATACAAATCAATAATTCCGGAACTCAAAGGATTGGACTCTTCGTATAACAGTCCCTTGGAAGGAAGATCTAAAGGTTGCGTAGGAGCTTTAAAAACTGAATTATCTGCCATAAACTAGGTTTTGTATATATAAATATACAAACCGACCACTTTTTTATATATTTTTATAAAGTATTGCTAATATACCCTTCTCTTAAAGCCACCTTCATCATAGCTCCTGCTACTTTCTCTTCGTCAAGCTCTCCTTTTGCTCTTTTAAGCATTTCGGCCACTTTTTCTTCAGGAAGCTTTTTCATAATCTTTTGAACAACTTCCGGCATTTTAATTTTTCTACTTAAATATCTTTCAATAACTTTTCTTTTTTTGTTAGCTTGTTTTAAGAATTGATCGTGTTCTTTCTCTTGAAGCATTACTTCGTGTGTTGTAAGAGCCTCTAAAGCCGATTTAGCCGCCTCTAATTGCGCAGACGCCTTCCCAGATAACCTCTGAACTTTAGCGTCCTCAGAGCCTTCTGAAACAGCTTTAAGACTGTCAATCATTTCGGCTACTTTTCCTGCTATTTGAGTAGCTGGTAGTTTACGTGATATATTATTATTCATAATTATTTATTTTTTTGGGCTACTTTTTAACTTAGCTTGCGCTGTGTAGGAAAACTCAGGACCTGATTTTTCTTTTTCTTTAGCTCTTTCTAAACGGCTTTCTGCATCTTTTAATTTTGTTATTTGACTTCTAATATTATATCCTTTTTTCGATACTGAATCTATAATATTTTTTATATTACTTTGAACATATTTTGACAAGCTGTACCCTCTTCCTTTATATTTTTCCTCTGCTTTGTTTACAAAATCATTTAAAGTCTTTTTTATCACTTGTATTTTTAATGGATCATCAGAACTTTGCAATTCTTTTCCTTTTTCTGTATCTTTAGTTTGTTTCATCATTTCTTTTTGATAATCTTGAGCGTATTTGAGAACAGTAATCAAATAGTTAATATGATCTATTACGCCAAATAGTCTAGATTGATCTTCTATTTCTATATCTGCTATTTCTTTGTTTACTTTTTTTGCATACAATATAAACTTTTCAACACTTTTTTTCTTATCTTCATCAGAAATAGAAGCTTCTATCATTCCCATAGTACTACCGCCGGTACGGTAAGGGTCTTTTTTAGATGAATATGGAACCCTTTCTAATTCTTTTTCTTCAGGGTCTCCTATCTTTTTTACATTAAATGGATTTAATAAGAGTTGTTCAAATGCAGACAATTCTTTATTTACTGAATTATAATCACTTTTTACTTTCCTTTCCACAAAAGGATCCGTTGATTTAATACCCTCAAATTCTTTAGGAGAAGTACTAAGTCTTTTATCAATAGCCATGGACCTAAGTTCTAAATTCATATACTGAGACTTAATATACTTTTGCAATTTAGATACAGCCTCTTTTACTTTTGGATCAGAATCTGTTTCAGGATTAGCTGAAGATCCTATAGCAATCACATCTTCTGTAGAAATAACTTGTTTAATATTTTTTGTTTGTAAATCTCTTACTTCTTGAGGAGTTAGTGAAATTAAACTTTTATACTGCCTTTCAAATTTATAAGGCTGTGTTCTTTGTATAATATTTGTAACTTTATCGTTATAAGAATTAAGTATTCTATTATATAAAGCTTTGTCCTCTTTTGTCCATTCATAAAAAGGTTTCCTGGATAAAGAAATATCAGCCCCTACTTCTTTTGCTATGTTTTCTAAAGTGGCGTTGAAATTATTAATACTCGCAAGTTTTTCGTCTTGTTGCTTACTTAATATATCATTGTATTCTTTCTCATCTTTATCGTCCCAAGAACTAACAGGTTTTTTTGCAAGTCTATGATTTTCGCCTTCTATGCTTTTTACAGCTTTATTATATGGGTTATCTAAAGAATCCTCTGTTGGTACATCATCATCTTCTTCATCGTCTCCCTTTTCTCTTTTAGTTACTAATTTTAATCTTTCTTCCGGGCTTAGCTTAAACTCATCTCCTTTTAGATAGATATCTTCATCATTCATTCTCTTTCTAATAAGTTTTCTTTTTTCTAATGGAGGCTTATCATCTCTTTCTTTTTTTGTTAAGTATTTAATTTCATTAGATAAAATCCAAGAAACTAATTCTTGTTTAGATGCATTGTCCCAATGTTTTTCTTGGTCTGTTATGTATTTTTCTATAACCTCTGTTTCAATTTTTTTCTTATCATCTACAGCATCTGGGCTTTTAAACCCAAATCCTGATATTTTATTTGTAGGCTTTTTTGCTTCATTTAAAGATAGATTTAACATTGCTTTTGCTATGCGTTCCTCATCTAATTCTTTTTCAGAAGCATTCTGTAGCTCTAATAATTTAGCTACAGGCATTTTTTTCATTATTTTAGAAACCGCTGCCTCATCTTTTATATATCTACTTAACTTTTTTTGAATGCTGCCTAATTTTTTATTTGCAGACTTTTCATTTAATTCATTTTTTTTATCTTCTATTGCTTTCTGGTGAGTTTCTAATTCAGATAAATAAGATTTAGCTGCTTCCATGTGACGCATGACTTTTTCTGAATGCTTTACGTATTTTTGATCTTTAGAAGATTCGCTCATCTTTTTTAACACTTCTACTATTTTAGAAATAGTATCAGATATTTTTGTAGTTCTAGGCAGTTCTTTATCTGTTTGATCTACTCCTTCTTTTTGAGACTCGTTAGTACTCCCTGCTTTTTGATAAGATACGGAAGACCCAGGCTCCATTGTAGAAAGTTTCCTCTTCTGATTTGAAGTAAGAGTTCTCTTAGTTCCATCAGGAGTAATAAAAGTGGATTCCCCGTCTTTTTCAGAAATAATATCAGATAATTCCTCAGCAATAACTTTATTTATTATAGTTTCTAATATTTTAACTTGACTCATAATAATTTACTTTATATTGTATAAATATTAGATATTTTCTTGAATGAACATCTTTTCTACCTTTTTTGACATTTTTGAATACCTCATATTGAACTTGTCTGGCATTATGTTTATTAGGTTTTCATTATTATAAGGAGTGTTTTTAGAGTTACTCCACTTTCTAGATATGTACAAGTAATTATAAAACTGTACATAAGCGTTAGCCCTTTTAATATACCTTTTTATGTCTATTGGTAGATTGTGTTTTTTTATCATTTCTACAGATCTCTTTTCATTATCTAACTCAAGATCTCGACATACCGCTAAATGTTGCTTTATATTCCTAACATTTTTACCATCTAACCAATTAAATACTATAGGAATACTAATTTCTGCTTTTTTCCATAATGGTATATAATCAATCCATTGAGTTAAATGGCAATACTCATGAACTAGTATTGATATGCTCTCTTTTGAATTCATAGAACAAACTAACTCAGGAACAGACTCATCAAAATATCCGGATACTTTTGTAGTCTTATTTATTATAACATATGAAGTATTCTTAAGTCTACACTTAACTCCGTACTTCTTACATTCCTTTTTTACAAAATCTATGAAATATTTTTCTATATCTTCCATTTTTAAATAAATAGCAATATAGTAAAAATCCCCGCTTTTTGAGCGAGGATTTCTTTGACAGAGTAGGTGTTATTTTATCAATAATTAAGTATCATACCCGAGTTGCCGAGAACCATCTCTATTGTGGTATACTCGGAAGCACTCCAGTCCCAATCTCCGAAATTGGATACGTTTTTGATGAATGCTTTTTTAATTACCCACTCATTTACAGTGTTGCCCACAGGGTCGATAGCATTGAAAGTGATGTCTTTCCAATAGAAGTCACCATACCCAGCTCTACCTGTTACAGTCTCATAGCTCAATCTAGCCCACTCCATTACAGTTTGAGCACCGCTAGGACTAACAGGATTGTACAGGCTAAGTGTAAGGTCGTTCCATCTACGCTTTTGTCTAAACTTAACGTAGCTGTTAATATGATCAATTATTACTTCGCCGTCATCAAATCCTATACCGCTGATCTTTTTTATAAGATACGAAGGAATTCCGTCTATGGACATAATGAATCTATGCTGAAGAATAGGTTCAAACAATGTACCCAGCATATCATCAGTGGAAAGTATTGGCATTTTTTATTGTTTTTTATCTGTTAATAAATATGTCGTTATTGGAAAGTTGCGCCAGTTGCCGTGATATTAAATTCCAGAAGTATGAATTCAATCGACTTAGCAGGGGATACGTAGATCTTACCTATTAATTGATTTCTGTCAATTACTTCGTTGGTATTCAATGTTTCGTCAATCTGAACTCTGAAGGCATACAGACCTTGTCGGGTTTGTACACTTTCCATGTAGGGAACAATCTGGTTTACTAACTTATTTCTAGTTTGTACCGTATTGTTTTCGAACACAAAGTTCTTGGCTACTTCACTGATATAATTACGGAGAGCTATTAAGAGTCTGCGTACATTGATTCTGTTAAGAGCCGTATCCCTAATCTGTAGAGTTTTTTGACCCCAGATTACTACACCAGTGTTGGGGAATTTGGCAATCGGGTTAACCCTTGCTTGATAGAGAGCATCTCTATCTGCTTTGCTTAATCTTACTCTAGTATCTACAGCTCCTAATACACCCCTTTGTAGACCTGCAGGAGCAAACCATTCAGCAGCTACGCTATCATTATAAGCATATGCTTCAGGAACTACTACCGAAGGAGGTACGAGAATATCTTTAGAACTTCCAAGATCTTTAACTTTAACCCAGGGATAGTAAACTGCGCTATAATTGCTATCCAGACCAGCAGCTGTACTTACAGCAGTTGCTATGGAAGCGTTAAGGCCAGTTAAGTCCCTAAGATATACACAGTCGGCTCTTTCTTCAGCAGTGCTTTGTGCATATGCTGTAACTGCGCCATGATATTGCTCTATTACTCCAGGAAGAACCATCAGGTCAAACCTGTACTCTTCATTGTTATTAAGTATGTCAAGAGCTTTTTTGTAGGAGCTGTACCCTTTAGCAGACGTGCTAGACAAATCGAATCCGAAAATGTTAGTTCCGTCAGCAGCTATAGAATCGCCTATCTTCTTTATAATGATAGGATTCATTCCATCAGTACCACCTTGGAAAGGCAACATGAATTTGTTATCATTCGAAGGTTTGGTATAGTTAGTATTAGAGCCCACAACAGCTTCGAGAGGGACAGGATTCAGATAGTTGTAGTTATCTATATTGCTGTAGTCAAAGCCAGAGTATACAAAAGAGGAGGAATTGCTGGTTTTGTTGGTTGCAGCAGGGAGTCTATTAGATCCGAATCCTGCAATAGTTTCATATACAGCCTCATAGCCATTAGGAATTAACTGGGGGTGTGTGGTCCCAGCTTTAACTCCATCTACAACTTCTACTCTAATATACTTAGATATATTATTATAATCTCCGTACTCAACTACTTTTGCTTGAGTCTCGCTGTAGACAGAGTACTTGTCTCCTATCGCTTTAGCAATATAGTTGGAAGAATCAGGATTTAAGGACACTCCGACATACTGTTCTACTATAGAAGGAGTTTTGTCTACGTCATTCCACTGCCTTACTATTATATCGAAAGTGCTATAATCATTACCTGTAGTACCTCTAGTTATGCTGGCTACAGCAACTTTAATATCCCTGTTTGTCTTAAATCCATCCGATATGTGATGAATCTTAAACAGTCTTATACCACTATCGGATAATACCCAAGGAGTAGAAGCATGATCGTATCCCTCCGAGAAAGAGCTAGTGAAAGTGCAAGCTTGAGTCGTGTATACTAAGTTACCAGAAATGGAAGAAGTATAATACCCAACACTAGCTGTAGCAGCATTTTGGAAACTTAAATACGGGAATATAGATCCCGTTGTCATGTCTACACTACTCCCAAAAACTTTCGTTAAGTATGTGTCTGATGTAGGTACTATCGAGCTACTTGCTTGTATTAAGGGGAAAAAGCTAGAGCCACTAACAGTAATTTTAAATGCTTGGTAAGTTCCGTCTACTGTAATTACAGAGGATCCGCTAAAAGAAGCTTCAGCACTAGCGTTTAACGTAGGATGTAATACTGCTAATATAGTAGACCCGCTAACTATGGCAGCGAGTTTCTTAGTTCCATTAAATACCCATCCGCCGTTACCAAGTACCCTAGTAACTTTTACAGTATTTCCTGCTTGTAAATAGTTATATACTGTTTGGGCAGTATAATTACTTTTCGAATTACTTCCAAATAAGGCAGTAAACTGAGAGTAACTAGTTACATCAGTAGGAATATATGCCGCCCCCTTTTCAGTAGGGCCTACAACGGCTAAACCTGTTGTAGAAACTCCCTGAGAATAAAAAGATTGGTCGTTTTCACTGGAATAAACGCCAGCTGATAGAATCTGTTCTGTCATTTTCTATGTTGTTTGAAAAAATTATTACTTTTGATATCATCAATAAATATCAAAACTTTTTATCAAAACAACAAAAACAAAATGTTACACAGATTCTATAACTCCTGTTTGCAGGTCTATTCTTCCAGAACCATATTTTTCAGTTAATTTAGCAGATAGCTGATCGCTTTTTTCTTTTAAGGACACATAATCAGCAATTAGGCCTTTTTTTTCTTCTTCTGCTCTTTTAAGTTGGTCTTGTAAACCATATAAAAAAAGTTCAGATTCTCCTAAACTACTAATCACATTAGCGTACCTAGCATTAATTTCTTGTAAGCTTTTTAATTCTTCTTCTGTAAGTTTTTTGTTTTCCATAAACTGGTTTAATATATATTAGTCCATTTACCTTCTTCACAAGCCTCCGAATTAGATAACGGAGAGAATATTTTTTTGCTTAAAGGACAACCGCAAGCACCACAATAATGAAAGTCTAAAGTTTGATTATATCTATTAAATTCGCAAGAATCACAAACTGCTATCCTTTTTTCTGCGGTAGCTTTTTCTTCTTCAGTAGGATTTGCAGCGGCTATCCAAGCTTTTGCAATTTCTACTAATTTATGCATTCGGTTTTTGTTTTGGAGTCGTAGTTTTTTTGGCAATAGCCTTCTTTTTTACTACAGGCTTTTCTTCTACGGGAGCTTCTACAGGCAGAGGAGTTTCTGTTACCTGGGGAAGAGCTACTGTAGCTTCGGGGGCCAACTCAGAAGAAAAGGGATGGGGAAATAGATCGATATCTTGATCTTCTTCTACTTCATCGACAACTTCTTGATCTCCTCCTTTTTTAAAAATAGCATAAGCTACAAACGATGCAAAAACTAAACCTAAGCCTAAAAATACGTATAACATAGTTTTTTGATTTTATATATATAAATATATAAAGGGGATAGAAAAAATTAAATTTTATTAAAATTGTTTTCATTATTTATATAACTAGGTCTAATATAAGGACTATTCCATTCCTCAGTAGCCAGTATATTTACTATTTCTTCGTAAGTATACGGACCTTCTTTTGTTTCTAACATGTATAAAAACCAAGGTTCAGAATCTCCTATCCACTTAAAAAATGTTTTAGATCCGTCCAGTGATTTTCTTACTGTATATTGAGAGGTTTGCTCTACAACACTAAAATCAACTTTGTGTAATTCTTCTACACTAATTATTACGTATTTTTTATTACTTTGTTCGTTTGTGTTCATAGTGTATAATATTGTTGTTACAATCCAAATCTTGATTTTGTACCATTGTAGTTTTGCAGTATCTCAGAAGATGTTAATGCGCGTTGATAAACAAACACCGACCCGATCCTACCGGTTAGCAGGTTCGATGCGGCGGCATACGCTCCAATAAGTATTTTATCGTCGCCAGTGTATTGAGTAGTGG